GCCCTGTCTCAGCAGACGGGCGAATTCAACAAACAGGTGGCTGAGGCCTCCATTTTCACGTCACAGGCCTTTGCCGTGATCGGCCCGGACGGCAAAGCCATAGAGGGGACCTCAAACCAGATGCGGGCCTTGCGCGGCCGGATCACAGGCGAATTCAAGGAAATCCAAAAGGAAGTGGCGATGATTTCTGGCGCCACATCCAGCGAGGTGTACGACGCATTTAATATCATCAGCCAGAACAACTCAGGATTGGGTAAGCAGGGCGAAAACCTTAGCAATGTCACCAAGCTTTCGACCCGCATCGCTGCGGCAATGGCGACGCTCAACATCCCTGGTTATCAGTTGCGGGGAGAGGCCAGCAGCCTGTTGAGCGGCAATGTTCAACCTGGTGATGAGCTGGCGATGAAGCTGTATGGCCAGGGAGCTGGCGAGCGGATCCGCACCCTGCAAGCAGAAGGCAAATACTATGACGACTTAATGGATAAACTAAATAAGCTATATGACGGGCAGAAAGTATTAGCGGCATCACTGGAGAACACGCTGAGCAATTTCCAAGATGTAATGCAGTCAATAAATACCAGTGGTGGCCAGGGGTTTGAACGTGGGTCAGCCCGTGCACTACAGGCAATTTTGACGCCGCTGACGGAATTAAAAGACACCTTTGGGGACAATATGAGGTCCATAGGTGAAATGCTTGAACCAGTCATTGTTTTAATGGGGCAGGTTGTAGGCGCACTTGTCCCATTGGTATCTATGGGTGCATCGGTCAATCAGATTGTAGCCGACATGTCCGCATTGCTTGGCAACATGTTAGGCGCCATAATTACACCAATAATCCAGTTTGTAACGGCAGGACTCACCACAATTGCCAAGACGTTTCAGCTATTGGCGACTTTGGTTTCAACGCTGCTGCGGCCAATCACGCTGTTTTTCCGGTTGATTGGCCAGCAGGGGGGAGACTATAGCGATAACGCCTTCGACAAAATCAACGACACCCTAGATAGCCTGATAGAGAAAAGCGACAGGCTGGGTGCAGTTATCTCGAAACCCTTCATTGAAGCCGCTAAGGCTGCCGCCTGGCTGGAGGGCAAGGCCCGGGGGCTAAGCGACAAGGAAATCATGGCGCGGCAAGCCGATATTGCCGCCGAATTTGCCGACAAAATCGGCACCAACGACAAGATCAGCCTGCGCAGCATCAATGTCTCGCCGCTGGCCAAGCAGATGCAGCAGGAGGCGGAGAAGCGCTACGCCGGGGCGATTCCAGAAGAGAAGCAGCTGGCCAAGACCAGAGAGCTGGCCGACATCAAGGAGAAGATCTACAACAACGAGATCACCGCCCTCAACCAGGGGCTGGCCCTGCTGCAGGCCCAGCGGGCCGTGCAGGAGAAGCTGTTTGGCTTGGCCGATGCTCGGCGCGGGCTGGAAACGCAACGGGCTCAGTTTCAGGTGTCGGTGGCGGCATCCCCCGAAGCCCGCGCCCAGGCCGAAGACCGCCGCAATCAACTGGCCAATACCCAGGAGCAGCAACGGATTCGTGAGCGGGTCACCGCCTTGCAGTCGGAGAAGGCAATCCAGCAGCAGCAGCTGGAGATCAGCATCCGCCAGGCGGCCATCCAGCAGCAACAGCTGACCATCCAGCGGGCCGAAATCGACGTGCAGCGGCTCAAAACCCGGCTGGCGATGGAGGAGTTCTATCAAAAAGCCCAAAACGCTGCTCCCAACTCTGCTGAGCAGAAGTCTTTGCTTGCCAACTACCAAGTACAGAAGGACATTCTCAACATCTATCGCCAGCAGCTGGAAGCGGCCGATCGCGCCGTTGCCCTATCCGCCGAAGGCGCCACCAACCTGCGCCGCACCGGCGCCCTGCAGCAGCAAAGCCTCGACATCCAGCAGCGGGCCCTGGGCGTCCAGGTCGAAGCGGCCAACCTCAGCTTGGCCCAGCAGCGGGTGTTGACCCGGCTGAACGAACAGGAGCAGGCGATCAAAAACAACCTTGCCGAACGCACCCAGGTGGAAACCCGGTTGCAGAACGGCCGCCAGCAGGAGATCGCCATTCTCGAGCGCCAGCGCAATGCCCAGGAGAAGCTGCAAACGATCGAAAAAAGCCGGACCGACCTGGCCAAGGCCCGCCTCGATGCCAATGCGCAGGATGCCGAGCGCATGCTGTCGCTGGCCCGGGCCCAGGCCGATGCCCGCAACAACCCCACATCGGTGTCGGCGGTGATCGGCGCCCAGATCGAGGCCCTGGCACTCGGCCGCACCGGGCTGGTGAGCGAAGCCGATGCTGTCCGGGAGCTCTACAACGCCAAGGCCCGGCAGTTGAACCTGGAGCAATCGGTTGCCCGCCAGCAGCTGGAGTTCCAGCAGAAGCGGGAGGCCTCCGAGCAGCGGATCGCCCTGCTGCGCCTCCAGGTGGAGCGCACCAGCCAGAACATCGCGATCTTGAACCTGGAAGCAGCCAAGGAACAGCTGAAAAACCAGGCACAACGCGACACCCTTAGTGGCGCCACCGGGGCTGCGGCGCCGCCAGTGGTTGCTATGAGCAGCGGGCGGGGCGCCAACATCCTTCCGGGCACCAAGGGAGGGCCAAACTGGAACGAAGGCCCCGGATACGGCCGCGGCAGACTTCACGCAGGGCAAGACCTGGGCACAGACCCCAATGACCCGGTCGCGGCTCGACTAAGCGGCGTCATTGAAAAGGCGTATGCCACCGGCTTTGGCAAAGCTGGCGGGGCAATTGTTATCAGATATAACGACGGATCGCAGGGAACTTATGGGCACACCGTTCCTAAAGTTCGAGCAGGGCAAAGGGTATCTGCAGGTGAGATTATAGGGGCCATCTTCAATGATGGCAATAATAGTCACTTGCATTACGAATTAAGAGACGCTGCAGGGCGGTTAAATATGAATCCTGGAGCAGCGATAAGGGCAAGCGCCAAAAATCAAGTCTCCACTGTCCCTGCTCGCACCACCGGCACGGCCCCTGCCGGCCCGATGCTGGCCGCCCAACCCCTCGAAAAGCCGCTGAACAGCCTGGGCAACAGCCTCCAGGCCAACACCGACAGCATGGAGCAGACGCGCCAGTTGCTGGCCAACATCGACACCGCGATCAAAGACCTGCAGGAGGAATTGGGAGGGACCAGAACCCGCAATGAATTCGACACCGAAGCCCTGAGAATCAACCAGGCGCAGCAGAGCAGGGCCATGGAGGTGGAGCGGATAAGCGCCCAGCTCAAGGCTGAAATCCTCAACTCCCCCCGCGGCCGACTGGCTGCCGGCCTGACGGAGGACACCGTGGGCGGGTTGGGCGGCGGCGTCCGCCAGGCGCTTTCTACGGCGATGCAGGGCGGCGACATCCGGGGGGCGATCGCCCAGGCCCTGGCCGGCACCGCCGATCGCCTGGCCCAGACCACCCTCAATTCCATCCTGGCCCCCCTCGAACAGCTGCTCACCGGGAACCTGTTCCAGGCCCTTAGCGGCTTCAGCGGGGCGGCCGGGCAGCAGATGACCGCAGCCCAGCTGATGCTGCGGGCGGGTCAACTGATGGCCCAAAGCGGCGTGGGCAGTGGCTTTACACCAGGTGGCGGTGGCGGGCTGGGGTTGATCGGCGACATCTTCGGAGGCCTGGGCCCGGGTGCGGGGCTGGTCGGCGCCGGCATCAAGGGCCTAGGCAGCGCCTTCAATGTCACCGACTTCCCGATGGCCCAGTTTGCCGCCGGCGGTGTCTCCCATGGCCCCAAAAGCGGGTACGCGGCCATGTTGCATGGCACCGAGGCGATTGTTCCCCTGCCGAACGGCCGTAGCCTGCCGGTGCAGCTGCAGGGAGGGGCGGCCGGCGGCGGCTGGGGCGGCGGATCAATCACCATCCCGATCAGCGTCGACGCCACGGGCACGGCCGTCGCCGGCAACAACGAGAAGGGTTCGAGGTTGGGCGAAATGGTCGGCCAGGCGGTGAAAGAGGTGCTGATCCGCGAGAAGCGCCCCGGCGGCATTCTCTACAACTGATGCCCTTCACCCTGCCAGCCAGCCCCCGGCCGATCTACCCGGCAACCGAAACCACCAAGCCGGAGCTGCGGGGCAGCCAATTTGGCGACGGGCCAGAAGACCGCAAGGCTTTGGGCCTCAACCAGTTCCCCGTCACCCTGCCGCTGCAATGGGCGCCGCTGCCAATGGACCAGGCCGAGATCCTCACCACCTTTTTTGAGGCGCGACTGCGCAACAACCAGGCCTTTCTCTGGACGCCACCGGACCGCCCCGAAGCTCGTTGGCGCTGCCCGCAATGGTCGCTGACTGGGGCTGGCCGCAACTTGTATGTGCTCAGGGCCGTTTTTGAGCAGTCCTTCGGGATCCGATGACCTACTCCACCTTTCCGGCGGTGCCGTTGAAATGCGAGCTGAGCAAGGAGGGGCGCAGCCTCGCCACCAAACAGCCCTTGGGGGACGGCTACACCTACATCACCCAGTTCGGCCTGCATCCACTGGAAGAGACCTGGCGGGTGCAAATGCTGATCAAGCTCAGTGAAGCAGCCACGGTCCGGTCTTTTCTTGAGGCCCGGGCAACCGATGGGAAACCATTCCTCTGGACGCCGCCAGACCATGCCGGGGGCAGCACTCCCATGTGGAAGGTCGAAGAATGGCCAATCGCTAGGGAATTTCAGTCCAGAGTGAAGATTGATCTGCTACTGCGTCGGATTTGGGGAAAACTGGCACCATTCGGGTCCAGATTTGGTGTGCCGCATTACTGCCGCGGACAACCTAATCTTGAGGGTGGCGTTTGGGTTCGGTGGGTTGGGGTCCAGTGGTCGGAACAAGAATATGGATCGGAAAACCCAATCACAATCAACGTGACTACCTCGTGGAAGCCATTGCGTAACGCAAGTGGGCAGTTGATAACATATGGCATTGGTGGGATAGAGTGGTCACTTAGCCTCCAGGGCCGGCCCGAAACTGCCTATAGCGCTGAATTTTATGTTGGTCCTTGGTACTCAAACATAGACATTTATATTCCAACATGGTTATCTGGGGGCGGCATTGCTGGCACTATGAATGTGTTTTATCTTTACACGGCAAACCCAACAGAGGCTCTTCGATCTGACTACACTAATTCTGGCTTTTCTTATTCACGGTACTCTCCCGACACTTCCAACTTCGCCACATCCAGAGGCCGTTGGGAATTCGCCAACGCCGCCTATGAAGTGATATTCACCTGGGATGGATATCCCAGGCTGCGTCCAGGTGCCGTAATCTAAACCATGATGGATGCAGTACTGCGCGCTGAACTCGCGTCGATGGAACCTGGTTCCATCATTGAATTGTTTGAGATCGAAACCAACTGCAGGATCCACGGCGTCGATCAAGTTTTCAGGTTTTCGGGCACCTATAGCGCTTCCAGCACAGTGATACCAGTGATTTGGGCTGGTAATTCCTATTGGCCAATCACAATTGAAGCCGAGGGCTTTGCTTATGACGGCAAAGGGGTGCTGCCTACACCCACATTGCGGCTGGGCAATGTCAATGGTGAAATCTCCGCAATCCTCAATGAGGTCAATGCCTTCACCCCAGGCAACGACCTTGGCCTGGCCAAGTTCACCAGAATCAGGACCCTAGCCAGGTTCCTTGATGCCGCTAATTTTGATGATGGGGTGAATCCTTACGGCACACCCAATCCGGCTGCGACATTTCCGCCAGAGATTTACTACTTTGACAAGAAAGAGCTTGAATGCCGCGATGTGGTGGAATTTAAGATGGAATCAGCGGTTAGCTTGGTGGGTGAACGGGGCCCTCGGCGGCAATGCCTCAAGCAATGCACCTTTGTGTTGGGAGGCGATGGCTGCGGCTACAACGGCCCCAACTTTTTTGACGAAAACAACAATCCAGTTGCATCAGCCGAACTAAGCGTTTGCAGCCAGACACTGACTGGTTGTCAATTACGCCATGGCGAAGGCGCTGAACTTCCATTTGGTGGTTATCCAGGTATTGGCAATTACAATGCCTGATCACCAGCAATGAACAGCCAGACCCGTGCTGCAGCGCTGCTTGCCGCAGTGGCCGAGGCCCCCCGCGAAAGCTGCGGCCTGGTGGTGGTGGTGGGCGGCAAGGAGCGCTACTGGCCCTGCCGCAACATCAACCCGATTCAGACCGATTTCAGCATTGATCCAGCCGACTACCTGGCAGCCGCCCGGACCGGAACGATCGTGGCGGTGATCCATTCCCATCCCGATGGCTTTCCACATCCAACTGATGCCGATCGCGCCGGCTGCGAGACGTGGGGGATCCCCTGGCACATCGTCTCTCCTCACCTGGGTGACGACGGCCAGGGCCAGTGGTTCAGCTTTGAGCCCAGTGGCTGGAAGCCGCCGTTGATCGGCAGGCAATGGTCATGGGGGGTTCACGACTGCTGGGCGCTAGTACGGGACTGGTACGCCGAGCAAAACCTGCACTTGCCGGACTTCGAGCGGCCCGCTGACCCAGAAGAGTTCCTGCGCCAGCCCCTGTTCGAGA